CATCGGTGCGTCCGTTTTCTTAGAACAGCCTATCGCTGCGTAAGCAGCAGGGGGAGGAACGGAGGGGGAACGCCTCCGCTATTCCCGCCGTTAGGCGGTGTGGTCGTTTTTAGAAAAATGAATATAGGGATATAGGGTGCGGTGTCGGGCGGTGTTCCTGCTCCCTGCGGTCGCCCTTGTCGGCGGTAACTGTAACAATGGCGAGAACTGCGGTGCGGATTACTTGAATTTGAACAATTCTGCGGGCAATGCGAACTGGAACATCGGTGCGTCCAATTTCTTCTCATATCGGAGCGTTTAATCAAATGCAGCCTATATCCCACGCCACAAGGCGAAAATCATTCCGGATATAGGGTCGGTTGAGTAAGCATCCGCACAAAAACCGATAGGAGATAAGAAAATACTATATGAGAAGTTACAACAACCTATATGAACCAATGTTGCAAGACGACTACATAAAACAGCGTTTTATAAATGCATCCAAAAAGAAAAAGAACAGGAATGATGTGCGGGAGGTATTAGAGAATCTCGATGAACACACAGAACTCTTGAAAAAGATGTTGACAGAGGAGTTGTTCATTCCGGACTATCACAAACCGAGCATCATCAACGAGAGCAGCAGCAAGAAAACACGCCGTATATTGAAACCGCATTACAAATATGAGCAGGTTATTCATCATTGTGCAATAGGTCAGTTCAAACCGATTGTGATGAATGGATTGTATGAATTTTCCTGCGGGAGCATACCGGACAGGGGCGTTCATTACGGGAAAAAGTACATGCGGAAATGGCTTGATTCATACGACGGGAAAAAGTTCTTTGTTCTCAAGATGGATGTACACCATTTCTTTGAATCCATAAACCGGAGAATCCTCAAGAGAAAACTCAAAGCAGTAATTCGGGATAAACGGTTTTATAGATTACTCTGCATACTGATTGAACATGACAAAATAGCACTCGTTGCAAAGATTTTGACGGATGCAGGTGTTGAGATTGATGCAGAACAGACGAAAACGCTTGTCGGATGCATAGCATTTGACGACATCTCCGGAGCGTTGGAGATATTGAGGGAAATCGGCATCACAGAGGAGATGTTCGAGGAACTGAAAGAAATCATTGAGGAGATGCGAAAAGGCGTTCCGTTGGGATATTTCACATCACAATGGTTCGGCAATTTTTACTTGAAAGCACTCGACCACTACATCAAAGAGGAACTCCATGCAGAACATTACATGCGATATATGGACGACATGGTGATACTGGGAAAGAGCAAAAAGAAACTGCACAAAATACATGCAGCAATCGAAACATATCTGAATGACAATCTCGACCTTGAAATAAAAGGCGATTGGCAGGTGTTTAGATTTGAATATCCGGTATTTGATAAAGGCGGGAATCCGGTACTCGATAAAGACGGAAAGCAGGTCACAAAGGGTCGTATGCTTGATTTTATGGGATTTCAATTTCACCATGACCGGACAACCATCCGGAAATCAAACATTGAGGCTGCGAGACGTAAGGCAAACCATATCTCAAAGCAGGATAAAATCTCATGGTATAACGCATCGGTGATGTTGTCGTATATGGGATTGTTCAAACACACGGACACATACAACTATTACATTGATTACATCAAACCAAAAATCAATGTCAAGAAACTCAAGAGGATAGTTTCAAAGCATAGCAGAAAGGAGAATGAACATGACAGACTGGAAAAAGGTGACAGGAACACAGCCGGACAAGCCGGAGGAGGTCGACAGGACATCGTCGCCGTCAACGGTTTACCTGCGTAAGAACATCGAACAGGTGGCAAGAGAGGTTGAGGGCAGCGACGGAAAGATGCAGACAGTAACCGAATGGCAGTACGACGAGAAAGAAATGACAGTCAAGGAATATGAGAACATGGCACTCATGAAGTCAGTCGTTGAGGAGAACACATCCGGAATCGTCGAATCAGTGACACAGTTTCAGAAAGATGCGGTCATTGACGAATACACACAGCAGTTGATTGAGGAGGGGTTGATTTAGTATGAAAATGCTTGTTGAAAGTCTCAAAAGAATGTACAAAAAAGGCACTCTCACAAAGGAACAGATTTCCGAGCGTGTCGCAAAGGGCAGTATTTCAGCGGATGAATATGAATATATCACAGGAGAAAAATTCTCCGGCGGTGATACAGAATGAGTCCGCTTGAAATAATATCACGATTGTGCGATGTGACGGAAAATCTATCGGCAATCGTGAAAAAACAGCAAACAATCATTGAACAGTCGAAAATCGAGGAGGCGGTCAGAGCGGAACTCCGGCAAGAGGTAGAGGAGACAGACAGGGAGATGGATGTTCTCGAATATCACATGCGGAAATACTGCGACACCGACGACATCGAGGCGACAGAGTTCGGAAAGGAGAACGCCGTTGACGATTGAGGTTTCCTTGCTAATCTCCGGAGTGTCGGTTGCATTCGCAATCTTTTTCGGAATCTGCTCAAAGCAGAGGAACGACAAAAAAGACACACAGGAAGAAACGGAGAGACGAGCAGAAAATGACACAATGGTGGTTGTGAAACTTGAGAACATCGCAGACGACATCAAGGACATCAAACGGGAATCAAGAGAGAACCGTGAGGAGATGAAACAGTTGAGAGAGCGTGTTGTCATTGTGGAACAGTCACTCAAGAGTTATCACAAGAGACTGGACGGAGAACAGCATTCCGACCGATAACAGGAGGGCAGGAAACAGGCAAGAATCAACCTCACAGAAAAGAGGCAATACATGAGAATGACAGAACAGGAACGACGCATCAGAATCCGGCATCTGAAAAGAATGTACCGGATAAGGGAGCGAAAAGAGAGACATGACAAAAAGGTGTCCGGTCTGTTCATGAAACGTGTTGTATTCACTTTGATTCTTGCAGCATTTATCTTTACAGTCGTGATGATATTTGTGTTTTTGCGGATGGGTTCAGAACCGTCGACACTGATTGAGAATGTATTCCGTTTTCTATCAGTCGAGGGCGGTGCAATGGCACTCATTAAGTCCGTGAAAACGGTCAAGGGAACAAAGTCAAACGGAGAAATACAACACAATGACGAACCGGAACAGGATGACGAGGAGGTACAAGGATGAAATACATCGTCGAGAATTGGTTTGTGATTGTGGGTCTGATTGCAGTATGTGCAGCGGGAGGATATGCAGTATATGTTTTCGTGAAAATGCCGTCAGACAAGCAGTTGAACAAAGTTAGAGAATGGCTGCTCTATGCAGTCACAAAAGCAGAAAAGGAACTGGGAGGCGGTACAGGTCAAATCAAACTGCGATATGTATATGATATGTTCGTCGCACGGTTCACATGGCTTGCGAGAGTGATTTCGTTCGAGGCTTTTTCGATAATGGTCGACGAGGCACTTGAGAGAATGAAAAAGATGCTTGAGAGCAACAAAGCGATGCAGACGCTTGTGAGCGGTGAGGCAGGTGAAACGGTTGAAAAGGATATGTGATTTCGCAACCGGAAACGCACACACAATCGTGCTGATATATGCAATCGTCGCTGTCATCGTATGGGTGGCGGTAAATCTGTATTTTTGGAAAATTTCTTTTGATTTAGACAGAGAAATTCGGGAAGAAATGAGAGAATACGGGGATTGCTATTCTGACACGGACGAGGCAAAATTCGGGAAACACATAACAAGGTTGACCGGATTCATCATTTCAATTCCTGCTGCGGTGATGTGGTGGTGTACACCTCTAATCGTGGCGGGATTGATGATATATGACAAGATACAAGAAAAGAATCCGGAATTGTGCGGATTCAAAGCAGACGATTTTGACAAGGAGGAAAACAAATGATTTCAAATTGCGGACATGACGAAAACGGAAGATACTCCGGAGGAAAAGCCGGAGACCAAACAGGTACAGAGTGGCAGGTTATAAATTGGTATAGTAGACCGTGGAAATGCGTTCTCCGTCACCCGAACGCAAAAGTGAGAGCGATGATTGCGAGCATGGCAAAGGCAGCAGCAGTCAATAATAAAATCGGATATTGTCAGTCTCACAGAGGTACATTTTGGACGAATCTTGCAGATTCAAATTTCGACCCTGCACAGATTACAGTTGCATGTGAGGCAGACTGTTCATCCGGTGTCGCTGCGATCGTAAAGGGTGCGGGTTACAGACTGGGGATTGACGCACTGAAAAAGGTGAGTACGGCATGTTATACCGGAAACCTGCGAGCAGCACTCAAGGCAGCAGGATTCGAGGTACTGACAGAAAACAAATATCTGACATCAGATGCGTACTTGCTTGCGGGAGATATTCTGTTGAATGATGGTGCTCACACAGCAACAAACCTCACAGACGGTGCAAAGTCATCCGGAGCGGGAGCATCCAACACAACACCAGTCAAGAGCAACACAAAGGTTGATGTTGCACACGGATTCAACAAGAGCCTTGCAGGAACATACAAGGTGACTGCATCCGGATTGAATCTCCGTGCGGGAGCAGGAACAGGAAAATCAATCCTTGCAGTGATGAATCACGACGAGAAAGTCCAGTGCTATGGATATTATAACGATTGCAACGGCGTGAAATGGTTGTATGTGGTTTATAAGAATATCGTCGGTTATGCATCAAGTAAATATTTGAGCAAATAGGAGGGATAATCATGTTATACTATTTAGGCAAAGGAACAGAGTTCAAGAAAGAGGACTGCAAAGAGTACAAGAAACTTGATGCAGCATTAAGGGCAGCAGCAAAGGACGAGAGCCTCATTGTTTGGGATGAAACCGGAAAGGTCATCGGTTCGCTCACAGATGACGTTCCGGAGGGAGCGTTGCAGACAAATCCGGACGGCAGTGTCAACACATACGATGCGGACGGAAACAAGACCGGAACAGTAGACGCAGAGACGCTCAAGGAAATGACAACGGTCAATGACGATGTGAGCGAACTTGCAACCGGAGACAATGAGCAGGAAACACCGCAGGAGAACGCAGAGGACGACGAGAACACCTCAAACGAGGACAAGGCGACAAATCCACAGACCGAACAGGAAAACGGCGAAAATGGGGCGAATACAGAGCCGGACAAGGCAACAGAGGAGCAGCAGGAGGACAAGGTCATCATTCCGCAGGGTAAAATGAGGGTGACAGTCATTTGCGACGGCTCACTCAATATCAGACGTTCGGCAGCGTGGGGCAATGACAACATCTGCGGTCGTGCTATCAGAGGACAGTCATATTATGTGAAAGAGATTCATGTTGTAGACGGAAAGAAGATGGTCAGAACAATCGGCGACCTTTACCTCTCCGGAGAATCCGAGCATGTACAGTTCGAGCAGTTATAAAAAATAAGGACATAAAAAAGAGGACGACATCCATTTCCGGATGTCGTCCTTGTGTTATAATGAATTTATGAATGTGCTTGAAGTTTGGCAATCAATGCATCCTGCAAAACTTTTGAATAATTGATACCGTAATTTTCACATGCAGTATTAAGCCACGCAGGAATGCTCAAAGTTTTCTTGACTGCCTTGTCATTGTATGCACGGGCGTATTCGTCAAGGTTGACACAAATCAAATTGACAAGTGCTGCGTCCTCGTCTTTTTCGACTGCATCAATAGGAGTTGGAGCGGGGAGAACCTCACCATCACGCAAAGATGTGAACAAATACTGACCGCAAGCCTCTTGAGCCATTGCGAAAGCATCCGCAAGATTATCCCCGTATGTTGCTAAATCATTGAGGTCGGGGAATATAACAGAATATTTTCCGTCGTCCTCCGGATAAAAAACAGCAGGATAAATATAATTCATGATAACGCTCCTTTCTTTTAATGGGTGGCAGGTCTCATTTGAGACCCGCCTGTTTGAGTATGGAGTTGACAACCCTTTGAGGAATGTCGCCCCGATGATTTGGGATTGTAACTTTTCCCGTTTTGGTTGGATGCTTGTATTGATGATGTGAACCTCTCACATCTACCAGTTCCCAACCGTCATTGAGGACTATTTTTTCAATTTCTCGAAATCTCATTTGTATTGTTTCCTCCTTACAAGTATATAATAACACGTATAATACGTAATGTCAATATAAAATACGTAAAATACGTAAAAATATTCAAAATTATAAAAGGCAAATAATAATAAAACAATGGAAAAGTGTTTGAGAGAATATGCGTAAAAGACGGGTAACTGACAAACAGTCAAAAAATGCCGTAAAATAGGCGTTCGGAGTTATCAAAGAGATAATCTTTGCGAAACGCAAGAAACAAGAAAAGCCCGATTTTACAAAGGTTACAGAGGTTGTGGAAAGTTGTCAGATGTGCTGGATTTCAAACGGTATGCAACACATATGCAACACGAATATCAACGATATGTATAGGACATTTTTCAGTAAGGAATTACTGGAAAGTGTCCTTTTATTTTAAATCTTGTTAATTGCATTTACAAGCTCCTTAACATCAAAGTGGGTATATACTTTCTCGGTTAAAGTCATTGCACCGGAGTGCCCCACAATCTTCTTGATAATCGTCTGATCGACACCGGCTTCTGCTAACATTGAAATACATGTGTGTCTGCAGCAATGTGGTGTGCAGTCAATCTTAAGTTGTTCCATCAATGGATGGAAGTAGCTGTCATAATAATTTCGGTATTGAAAGTGTTTGCCATCCGGTGTATGGAT